ACTGCCGGGAACTACGGTGCGGCGACTGCCGGGAACTACGGTGCGGCGACTGCCGGGAACTACGGTGCGGCGACTGCCGGGAACTACGGTGCGGCGACTGCCGGGGAAAACGGTGCGGCGACTGCCGGGTATCGCGGTGCGGCGACGAGCAGAGGCAAGTCCTCCGTTGGCAAAAACGGACTTGCCGTTGCGAGGGGGAACGGTTGCAAGGTGCGCGGTGGCCTTGGCTCCATCCTCATTATTGCCGAGGAAAGCCCGAATGACTACGACATTGTGGAGTGGGCTTCTGCCGTCGTGGACGGCGAGACTATCAAGGCCGACACTTGGTATCGTCTGGTGGGCGGCAAGTTCATGGAGAGTGAGGACGAATGAAGGACTCAACTGTGAACAAGACCATCGGCAATCACTTCGAGCAGGAGTTGTGCGACAAGCTGGCCCAACACGGCTTCTGGGCGCACAACATGGCTCAAAACCGGGACGGGCAACCGGCAGACATAATCGCCTGTATCGGTGATACGCCCTTCCTGATTGACTGCAAGGTATGTCTGAATGACCGCTTTCCTCTGACCCGGATAGAGGAAAACCAGCATACCGCTATGGCCCTGTGGGACAAGACAGGCAATCAGTACGCCTACTTCGCGTTGAAGCTGTCCACCGGGGAAATCTACATGCACCACTACAACGGCTTGCGCTACTTCGAGGAACACGACGGCAAGGCCCTCAACCGGCAGCAGATCATAGAGGGCGGGGAACTGTTCGATTTCTGGGTCGATAATGTGATTGACGATGTTTACAACGATAGGCTCCAAGATTACGATTACTGACCCTTCCCCCGAAGTCATGTCGTGGTGCAACGACAATCTCATTCTGGATAACCCCGAATATATCAAGCGGGCGAAGATGGGTTTTTATACCGGGAAAACCCCGCGCAAGCTGGTGATGTATGAAACCAACGGCAATTCCGTTGTCGTACCCTTCGGTTGCCTGAGAAGTCTTGTACCGATGCTGACCGGCGACCACACAACCCAGTTCCACAAGCCTGAGAAGATCGACTTCGGCGGCGAAGTACCGCTTTACGACTATCAGGAGGCGGCGGTACAGGCAATGCTTTCTTCGCGTTATGGTATTCTCCAATCCCCTGCCGGGAGTGGAAAGACCCAGATAGGCATTGCAATCTCCCAACGGTTGAGCGTGAAAACGCTGTGGCTGACCCACACAAGGGACTTGCTTGACCAGAGCAAAGACCGGGCGGCGTTGTACCTGAACCCCGACCTGCTGGGAACCATCACCGAAGGAGAGGTCAATATAGGCGAGAGCATGACCTTCGCCACGGTGCAGACGATGGCACGACTGGACTTGAACCAGTACCGGGACGAATGGGACTGCGTGATTGTGGACGAGTGTCACCGGGCGGCGGGAACGCCTACGGCGGTGACGATGTTCTCCAAGGTGCTGAACAGCCTGTGCGCCCGACACAAGTTCGGGCTAACCGCAACCCCGCATAGGGCTGACGGCATGATTAAGGCGACCTACGCGCTGCTGGGCGAGGTTCAGTACACGGTTCCCGACGAGGCTGTGAAGAACCGCATTATGCGGGTGCAGATCAAGCCGAGGGGAACCGGCGTGAAGCCTTCCCTCGAATACGCGAACAGCGACGGCACGACCAACTACACCAAGTTCATCAACTATCTTGTCCAGAACGAGGACAGGAACGAATTGATTCTGAGCGACCTGCGGCAAAACATGGAACACTCCTGCCTGATACTCTCTGACCGTGTGGAGCATTTGAGGTATCTGAAAAGCCAACTGCCCGCTGTGATGCAACTGCTGGCGGCGGTAATCAACGGCAAGATGACCTCCAAGACCGGGAAAGCCGAGAGAAAACAGGCCATTGAGGACATGCGGGAAGGGAACCTGCGCTACCTGTTCGCTACCTATTCGCTGGCGAAGGAAGGGCTGGACATTCCCCGGCTGGACAGGCTGTTCATGGTCACTCCTCAGAAGGACAGTGCGGTGATCGTGCAGAGCGTGGGGCGCGTGGCCCGGACGTTTCCGGGCAAGGAACAACCCGTGGTCTACGACTACGTGGACGCGATACGGAGTATGCAAAAGGCTTTCAAGGCCCGCTGTACCTCCTACCGCAAAATCGACTGTGAGATCAAGGAGGAATAACCCATGCGTGAAATCGCAAGAAGCATCGCCCGCGAGAGGATGAAGCGGGCTGGCTACACCAAGATCAACAAGAAGCGTTCTGGGCTGGGCGGCAGGTCTTTCTTCGCCGTTCACTGGCGCGAGGCGGTGGACTACCAGCCGAACACCATCCCCGCTAAGTACGTGCATCACAAGAAGCGCGTCAAGGGGACGGGCAAGCACAAGGGACTGTTCGGTAGGCGGTTGTTCGCGTGAGTACCTACATATTCGACTGTGAAGTAAGCCGTAAGGACTGGCTGTTCGTGTTCAAGGAATTGGACACCGGCGCGTATTCGATCTTCCACAACAACAACGAAGCCGTCCTGCGGTTCATGGAGCGCGACCCGCTGTTGGGCGGGTTCAACAACAAGCACTACGACAACCACATTCTGAAAGGCGTTCTCGCCGGGTTCGACTGCGAGACAATCAAGCAGGTCAACGACCTGATTATCTTGGAGGAAATCAACGGCTGGGAAATCCCTGAACTGAGGGACGAGAGGATATTCTTTCAGAGTTTCGACCTCATGGACGATTGCCAACTGGGAACCAGCCTGAAATCCTTCGAGGCCCACTTGGGAATACCCATTGAGGAAACGCAGGTAGACTTCAACCTTGACCGGGAATGGACGCAAGAAGAACTGGCGTTGATGATTCGATACTGCAAGTACGACGTGGACGCTACGGAACTGCTGTTCCATATCCGCAAGGGCTACTTGAAGAACAAGCTGACACTGGGGCGGCAATGCGGGCTGAACGATAGCAAGGCCCTCTACATGACCAACGCCAAGCTGACCAGCGTCTACCTGCAAGCCAAGCCCCCGGCCCAACCGTGGACGGACGAACGGGAGTACAAGTACCCTGACCGCCTGTTGCGGGAGTACATACCGCAGGAAGTGTTCGACTTCTTTGACCGTATGCACGACCCGGCTGTTTCCGACGAAGAACTGTTTTCAAGCGAACTTGAAATCATGGTGGGCGAATGTCCCTGTACCATCGCCTACGGCGGCATACACGGCGCGATACCCACCTACAGCGAGACGGCGACGGAAACCCGGACGATTCGCAACAAGGACGTGGCAAGCTACTACCCCCACCTGATGACCCTTCCCCTCTCGGACGGGCAGCAGTTCGGCTTTTGCAGTCGCAACATGCCCTCCCCGCAGACCTACGTCGATACCTTGGAGAGCAGGGTTCGAGCGAAGAAAGCGGGCGACAAGGACACGGCGAACGCCTTGAAGCTGGTTCTGAACACGACCTACGGCGCGATGCTGAACGACTACAACGACCTGTACGACCCGCTGATGGGGCGTAGCGTGTGCATCACCGGGCAGTTGTTCCTTCTGGAACTCTCCATCCACCTGATACGGGAGTGCCCCACCTTGAAGATCATCCAACTGAACACGGACGGCATCATGGTAAGCCTTGACAACGCCGACGTGGACAAGTGGCAGGAGATTACGCAGGAGTGGCAGGACAGGACGGGCTTCGAGTTGGAGGAAGATTTCATTCAGAAGATTGTCCAGAAGGACGTGAACAACTATGTCGAGGTTCCTGCGGACGGAGGCAAGCCGAAGGTGAAGGGTGGACAACTTGTCCGGGGCGTACTCACGAACGGGAATTTCGACTTTGAAGCAATGGGATTGCCGTTGTGGGAGAACCTTTCAGGCGGCGCGTTCAAGATCAACAACAATGCTGTGATCGTGGCAAGGGCAATCCAGCAGTATTTTGTTGACGGAACGCTCCCGGAGGACTTGATAAACGCGAGTAACAATCTGCTGGACTTCCAGTTGATTGCCAAGGCGGGCGGCAAGTACGAAGCCTGTTACCAGCTTGTGCGGGGTGAGATCGTCCCCAAGCAGAAGGTGAACCGGGTATACGCCACGGATGACTTTGAACTGGGTACGCTGTACAAAGTCCATGCTGAGACGAAGCGACCCGCCAAGATTGCGGGACTGCCAAATCATTGCATCATCGACAACAACAATGACGCGATGGAATTGAAGTGGCTTGACCGGGACTGGTACATAAGGCTGGCGTGGAAGTACATCCGTGACTTCCTCGGTATCAAGGAACCCCGGCGCAACACCCGGAGAATCAACAAGATCAAGAAAGAAGCCCTTGCGTTTCTGGACGAATAAGGAGGATTAACCAAATGGCTAATATCTACAGCACCATGAATGTGAAGCAGAAGTTGGCGAAAGCCCGCCTGTACTTCCTGAACAAGAAGGTCGGCAAGTCTGGCGTGAACACAAAGCTGGAGTTCCAGTATTTCGAGTTGGAGGACATTGTGCCTGTCGCTACCCGCATTTTCGCGCTGGTGGGTCTGTGCCACGTCACCGACTTTAGCGGCGACGCTGCGAAGATGACCGTGTACAACGCCGACAACCCGGATGAAGAAGGGCTGACCTTCGCCGTGAAGTACCATGAGGCCGAGCAGATCATTTCCAACGCTGGCAAGGCCGTGACCAGTTCCATGCAAGCCCTCGGTTCCAGCATCACCTACATTCGCCGTTACCTGTGGATGATGGTCATGGACGTGACCGAACCCGACGAGGTGGACGCGACCCTGACCGACGAGGACGGCGAGGAAGAACCGGCCCCCGTGAAGGAGAAGCCCAAGGCCCCGGCGACGGCTGAGGAACGCAAGGCCGCGAAGGAAGAACTGGTGAACTCCGACATGGCGACCAAGGAGCAGGTTGCGGAACTGAAAAAGCTGTGCAAGACCCTTCTCGCCAAGGACGAGAAGCATGAGGAATTTGTGCAGACCATCGTCACCAAGACCGACGCTTTCAAGAGCGTCAAGGCCGGGGCTTGCAAGACCCTGATTGAGAAGATCAACGAAATCTTGAAGGAGTATGAATGATGGCTGGCAACGTAGATCATCCCTCCCACTACAATCAGGGGAAGTTTGAGTGCATCGACGTGATGGTGGAAGTGTTCGGGGTGGAAACCGTCAAGGCGTTCTGCCTGTTGAACAGCTTCAAGTACCTGTGGCGGTGCAATGACAAGAACGGCGACGAGGATGTGGAGAAAGCC